AGCCGGTAAGTGGTCTACGAGTGCTGGGGGCCAGTATTACGCTGCTGGTGTTGGGGGTGCTTTGGCTGGTCGTGGTGCCGATTTGTTTGTTATTGACGATCCTCACTCCGAACAAGACGTTAAAGCCAATTCAAGACTAGCATTTGATACTGCTTGGTCGTGGATGCAGACCGGACCGCTCCAACGTCTGATGCCGGGGGGTGCGATCATTGTGGTAATGACCCGTTGGGGTTTGTTAGACCTGACGGGGCGCATCGTTGACTACCAAACACGTAACCCTGACTCCCCACGCTGGGAGATTGTGGAGTTGCCAGCCATTTTGCACGAAGGCACAGATAACGAGAAGTCACTTTGGCCTGAGCAGTGGCCTCTGGCGGCGTTAAAAAGTGCGAAGTCGTCGATTGACCCACGGTATTGGAACGCGCAGTACATGCAGCAGCCCACTTCGGACAACAGCGCGGTCATCTCGAGAAAGATGTGGCGTATATGGGAGCCAGACGAGCCACCAACCTGCGACTACATCATCCAGTCTTGGGATACTGCTCACGAAGTCAAAACGAATTCGGATTACTCTGCGTGTACGACGTGGGGTGTGTTCTATAACGAGGAAGAAGGTAGCCGAGCACAGATTATTCTGCTCGATGCGTTCAAAGACAGGATGACATTCCCCGAGTTAAAGGCTGTTGCGCTCAAACACTACAAGGAGTGGGAGCCTGATGCGTTCATTGTGGAGAAGAAGTCTGCTGGCGCACCGCTGATACAAGAGTTTCGGGCGATGGGTATACCTGCGTGGGAGACAAACCCTAGTCGTGGCAATGACAAGATGGTACGATTGAATGCGATTGCAGACCTTTTTGCGTCAGGTATGGTATGGGCACCAGATACGCGCTGGGCGCGTGAGGTGATTGAAGAAGTTGCATCGTTCCCAGTGGGCGAGCATGATGACTTCGTTGACACTACGTCCCAAGCCCTGATGCGGTTCAGACAAGGCGGATTCATATCGCTTGACAGCGATGAGAAAGACGAGCCAATAATTTTTAAACGTAGGCAACACGCTTACTACTGAGGACCAACATGGCAACCAATATCGACAAAGCGCTATACCAACAACCACAAGGTATTGATGCCTTAGCGCAGGAACAACCGGACGAGCTTGAGATCGAAATTGTCGACCCCGAAGAAGTCAACATCCGTGCAGGTGACTTAGAAATACACATCGAGCCGGGCGAAGATGACGACGACTTTAACGCCAACTTGGCGGACGAGATGGACGATAGTGCAAAGGAGTCGTTTGCAGGGGACTTGGTTGCAGATATTGAGAACGATAAGAACTCACGCAAGGACTGGGAGAAAGCGTACACCCAAGGTTTGAAACTTCTGGGCTTGCAGTACGAGGAGAGGACGGAGCCTTGGAACGGCGCGTCGGGCGTGTTCCATCCCATGATTACAGAAGCGGTAGTACGTTTCCAGAGCGAGACGATTACGGAGATGTTCCCTGCGCAGGGACCTGTACGCACCAAAATTATTGGTAAAGAAACCCCACAGAAGAAAGAAGCTGCACAGCGTGTCGAGGAAGACATGAACTACCAGTTGACGGAGGTCATGAAGGAGTTCCGTCCAGAACAAGAACGTATGTTGTGGAGTCTGCCCGCTACGGGTTCAGCGTTTAAGAAGGTGTACGAAGACCCCAACATCGGGCGTCAAGTATCTATGTTTGTGCCAGCAGAAGACATCATCCTGCCATACGGTGCGACGGACATGGACACCTGTTATCGCGTGACGCACGTCATGCGCAAGACAAAGAACGAGATTATTAAACTCCAGCAAGCAGGGTTTTACTGCGACATGGATTTGCCAGACCCAATGAAAGCGTCGCAAGACGACATCAAGCAAGCCAAAGACAAAGAGACTGGGTTTTCTGATCTAAACGACGAGCGTTATGTTCTATACGAGTGCCATGTGGACTTGGATTTAGAAGGGTTTGAGGATAAAGATGATGACGGCGAAGAGACCGGCATAGCATTACCATACGTGGTTACCCTAATAAAAGGCTCAAACGACATCCTGTCAATACGCCGCAACTGGAAGGAAGATGATGAGTACAGACTCAAGCGCCAGCACTTCGTCCACTACCAGTACATCCCCGGCTTTGGAGCCTACGGCTTTGGTCTCTTCCATCTCATCGGTGGATTTGCTAAATCAGCAACGAGCATCATGCGCCAGTTGGTTGACGCTGGCACTTTATCGAACCTCCCCGGAGGACTTAAATCGCGTGGTCTGCGAATCAAGGGAGATGACACACCAATCGCCCCCGGTGAGTTCCGCGACGTAGACATTGGCTCAGGCGCACTGAGGGAGAACATTCTCCCCCTGCCATACAAAGAACCAAGTGCGGTTCTGGCGGCATTGCTTGACAAGATCGTAGAAGAGGGGCGTCGTTTTGCGGCTACTGCGGACATGAACGTGTCCGACATGTCTGCGCAAGCACCTGTGGGTACAACGCTGGCTCTATTGGAGCGCCAGCTAAAGGTGATGACGGCGGTACAAGCCCGTCTGCACTACTCATTCAAACAAGAGTTGGGTCTGTTGGCGGTCATCATCCGTGACAACGCCGACCCAGAGTACAACTTTGATCCCGATAAAGGCAATCGTTCTGCTCGCCACGAAGACTACAAGAACGTAGACATTATTCCTGTGAGCGACCCAAATGCAGCCACGATGTCCCAGCGTGTCGTGCAGTACCAAGCGGTTGTTCAGATGGCGCAGATGGCTCCGGACATTTACGACTTGCCACAACTACACCGCAGGATGCTGGAGGTTCTTGGTATTAAGAACCCAGACAAGTTAATCCCGTTGCCAGACGACGAGAAACCCAAAGACCCCGTGTCCGAGAACATGTCAGCCCTACGCATGGAGCCAATGAAGGCGTTCTTTTACCAAGACCACGAAGCGCATATCAAGGTGCATATGGCTATGGTGCAGGACCCCATAATTCAACAGTTGGTGGGACAAAACCCCAAGGCACCAATGATGCAAGCTGCCATGATGGCGCACATTTCAGAACACGTTGGCTACGCCTACCGTGCCAAGATCGAGCAACAGTTGGGTATGCCTCTGCCTCCCGAAGACGAGAAGTTGCCACCAGAAATGGAGTTGGCGTTGTCGGGCATGATGGCGCAGGCGGCAAACCAAGTACTCCAACAGAGCCAAACCGCTGCTGCACAACAGCAAGCCCAGCAACAAGCGCAAGACCCGTTAATGCAAATGCAACAGCAAGAGTTGCAGATCAAGCAAAGCGAGTTGCAGCTTAAACAGCAGAAGATGCAGATTGATGCGGCAGCCCAAGCAGACAAACTCAAACTTGATGAGAAGAAACTGCAAGTGGATGCGGCTGATAGGGCTGACAAAATGCACTTAGAAGAAAAGAAACTTATGGTCGACACCGCCGACAAAGCTGATCGTGCTGCACAGGCACGCAACAACACAAAAGGAAACATTTAACAAATGATTGAAGACTTCGCACGCGTATTGCGCGAAAAAATACGCACCGATATGAACAACTACGCAGATGACCTAGCCGCAGGTTCCTGCCAGACGTTCGACCAATATCAAAAACTCTGTGGGGTGATTCATGGTCTAGCCATCGCAGAGGGTTATCTACTCGACCTTGCAAAGAAAGTTGACGAATCAGATGAGTGAAATACTCCTGCCTCCCGGTATTCAATTACCGCCTGCTGTCCAACAATTGGATGCTCCCGACTCAGAGGAAGCAAAAGCCTCTGCATTACCCATCCCGACAGGCTACAAAATCCTGTGCATCGTCCCTCCCGTGGACGAGAAGTTAGCGGGGACCTCACTCGATTTAATTCGAGATGCAACGACTTTGCGCCAAGAAGAACACGCCACTACGGTGTTGTTTGTCATGCGTGTAGGGTCAGATGCGTACAAAGATAAAACCAAGTTCCCCTCGGGCGCGTGGTGCAAAGAAGGTGACTTCGTCTTAGTACGTACGTACTCCGGTACGCGATTCAAGATATTTGGAAAAGAGTTCCGCGTCATCAACGATGACATGGTGGAATGTGTTGTGCAAGACCCTCGCGGTGTAACCCGCGCTTAAGGAGTAGATATGGCTGGAGAACAATTTAAGTTCCCTGACGAGATTGAGGATAAAACAATAGACATTGAGATCGTTACTCCTGACGACGAAGATGTTGAAGTCTCGATCATCGACGACACCCCTGAACAAGACCGTGGTCGTAGACCACTGGACAGGGAAGTTGAAGACCCTACGGACGAAGAGATTGAGCAGTACACCCAAGGTGCGCAAAAGCGTATTAAGGAGTTAACACACGCTCGTCACGACGAACGCAGAGCCAAAGAAGCTACTTTGCGGGAAAAGCAAGAACTCGAGACTCTTACACAACGCCTGTTGGACGAAAACAAAAAGTTGCGTCAAAACGTCAGTACTGGCACCGAACAGTTTACGCAGATGGCTAAAACCGCTGCTGAAGCTGAGTTGGACAAAGCACGCCGTGAGTACAAGGTAGCACAGGAGGCTTTTGACTCCGATGCCATTCTTGCCGCACAGGAAGCGTTGCTGGACGCCAAGATGAAGTTGGAAAATACGAAAAATTTTCGTCCAGCCCCTTTACAAGATGAAAATTCTGATGTACAAACGGGTTATCGAGAACCCCAACGTAATCAACCGGACGAAAAAACCTTGCGCTGGCAAGCAAAAAACCAGTGGTTCGGTGCAGATGGGTTCGAAGAAATTACCAGCTACTCACTAGGGCTGCATCAAAAACTAGTCAATTCGGGTATGGACCCGCGATCTGATGAATATTTCGAGCAAATTGATGCTCGCGTGAAGTCGAAGTTCCCTGAAGTTTTCGGTGGTAACGAAGACAGGCCAAGGTCCGGTGAATCTCCGAAGAAACCTGCCTCTGTGGTTGCGCCTGCGACTCGTTCGACAGGTAAAAGAAAGATTGAGTTAACGAAAACCCAGTTGGCGTTAGCACAAAAATTCAAATTAACCCCTAAGCAGTATGCTGAACAAGTATTGAAATTGGAGAATCAAAATGGCTGAAAACCGTACCCCTCGTGACACATTGACACGCGAAAAAACCGCTCGAATGGTCTATAGACCTTCGAGTTCACTGCCAGACCCAACGCCTATTCCCGGCTATACGTTTCGTTGGATTGCGACGCATATAAATGGACAAGCGCTTCCGACTAACGTATCAAAAATGATGCGTGACCATTGGGAACCGGTAAAAGCAGTGGACCATCCGGAATTGATGCTAGAAGGTAATGCTGCTACAGGCAACGTCGAAATAGGTGGGCTCATGCTCTGCAAGAACCTTACTGAACGCGTCACTGCCATGAAAGAGTATTACGATGAGCAAGCACAAAACCAGATGACTTCGGTAGACAATAACTTCATGCGAAATAGTGACCCGCGTATGCCCCTTTTTGCTGAGCACAAGTCAACAACAAGTAGAGGTAGCGGGTTTGGTTCTGGTTCTAAGTAATTTTTTAAAGGAGTCTTAAATGGCTTATCCTGTTGTCAACGCGCCTTACGGGCTGTTGCCGCAGAACCTAATTGGTGGTCAGGTATTTGCGGGTTCTACCCGTATGTACCCTATCCAGTACGGTTATGCGACCGACATCTTTTACGGTGATTTCGTCGTACTATCACGCGGCTTCATAACCCGCGCCACAGTTGCTACCGGCGACACTCTTAATCAGACTGTCGGTATCTTCTTAGGTTGTACTTTCACCAACCCTTTAACTAAGCAAAAGCAATTCAACCAATACTGGCCCGCAAGCACCCTCGCAGGTGACTGCCAAGCCTATGTGTATGATGACCCTGATGCTGTGTTCAAGGCTGTTGTATGTTCCGCT